CGCCGAACTGACTACGCCGACCTACTTCTTTCAGGACGGCAAGGTCCGGCTGATTGAGAAGGACCAAATCAAGGAAGTTCTTGGACGATCGCCGGACATTGGTGACAGTTTAGCTTTGACATTTTCCATCCCAGACCAGCCGGGAGGGTTTACGATGGAGGAAGCGTTGTCCTCGAACCGCCTCATTCCCGGCTACGGAGGCGGGAGCATCGTGCGGGACTACGACCCCTTCGACCCCCGCCGAAACTGGTAGTGTGGCAAATTGCAAGAGTAGGGCTTGCGGACCCTTGCAAAATGCGGTAGTGTTGTAACCGAACCCGTCCCGAAGGAGTCTGCTTGGCTCTGTCCGTGAACAACGTCCAGCCTATGTTCGGAGACTCCGGCCCACTGTCGGAGCGTCAGCGCGTCGAGGACTTGCTGGAGCAGATGCGGAACGAACGCCAGTCATGGGTTCCCGTGTGGACCGACCTCGCTGACTTCGTGCAGCCGATGCGTGGCAAGTTCGTGGTGATGGACAACCACCGTGGCAACCGCCGCAACCAGCGCATCTTCGACAACACCGCCACCGTCGCCGCCCGTACACTGGACGCTGGCATGATGAGCGGGATCACCAACCCCGCCCGCCCGTGGTTCCGCCTCGGATTGCTGGACCCCGAGATGACGGAGCGCGAGGACGTGAAGATGTGGCTCCATCAGGTGCAGGAACGGATGCTGACCGTGATTGGTCGCTCCAACGCCTACAAGTCCTTGCAGGAAGCCTACGGTGACTTGGGCATCTTCGGCACCGCTGCGCTCATCGTGGAGTCGCACCCGACTGACATCATCCGCCTTGAGACCTTCCCCGTTGGCTCGTACTTCCTCGGGACGGATAGCTCGCACAAGGTGGACCTGTTCGCCCGTGAGTTCCAGCTATCGGTGGCGCAGTTGGTTGAGATGTTCCCTGATGCGGACTACAGCCAGAACGTGCGTGGCCTGATTCGGAGCAAGAAGTGGCGCGAGCAGATTTCGATTGCCCACCTGATTTGCCCGAACGCCTACCACGATGCAGGGGCGTACCGCTCCTCGGATAAAGCCTACCGCTCCTACTACTGGGAGATTGGCTCGAATCGTCAGGCGGAGGGGCCAGCGGACAGCGGCTCCTTCCTGCGCGTCTCGGGCTACGACCAGTTCCCCGTGCTTGGACTCCGTTGGGAAGTCTCGGCAGGCGAAGTGTACGGGACCAACTGCCCCGGCATGACGGCCCTCGGTGACATCCGCGAACTCCAGTTGATCCGCAAGCGTCTGATGCAGGCCATCGAGAAGATGGTCTCGCCCCCGATGCAGGCTCCGACGGCGATGCGGAACCAGCGCATGTCGTTCGCGGCCAACGATGTGAACTTCGTGCCTGTCGCGGGCCAGCCCGTCCAGCCGCTCTACACGGTCAACGTGAACCTTGACCACCTGCGGATGGAGCAGGAGCAGATTCGCCAGCGCATCAACACGGCCTTCTTTGCCGACCTGTTCCTGATGCTGGCCTACGATGACCGAGCGCAACGCGCCACCGCGACGGAGATTGCGGAGCGTCGGGAGGAGAAGCTACTGGCCCTCGGTCCCGTGCTGGAACGCCTCAACGATGACGGCCTGAACCCGTTCATTGACCGCGTGTTCTCCCTGATGAGCGAGCAAGGGTTCTTCCCCGAGCCGCCGGAAGTGTTGCAGGGGATGGAACTCAAGGTCGAGTACATCAGCGTGATGGCGCAGGCGCAGAAGGTCATGGGCGTCGGTGGCATGGAACGCTTTGTGTCCACCACGGCGAATCTGGCGGCGGTCTATCCCGACGTGCTGGATAGCGTCAACATTGACCGCTGGGCGAACCGCTACGGCGACATGCTTGGTCTGGACCCCGACATCATCAACTCGCCCGAGGAAGTCGCGGCGATCCGTGGGGCGCGGGCCGAGGCGCAACAGGCGCAGGCTCAGGCAGAGCAGGCCAAGATGCAGGCTGACGCCGTGTCAAAGCTGGGCAACACGCCCGCCAATGAAGATTCCCTGCTGAACGAAATGCTTGCCCGTGGCAACGCGGGTGTGCCGAACCCCTCACTCCTCCCGACCTAACCATGCCGAAACTGACCGGAACCCTAGACGCCTTGGGCGAGGAATCGCTTGAGATTGCCGTCCCTGCTGGCGGTTCATACTTCCTGAGCCTGACGCTCAACCCCTCGCTGACGGGCACGATTGCCCTGCTCCAGCGCACGGACTCGCTGGCCGCCTTCACGACGGTCCGCACGTTCACCGCCGCCAACACGGGCACCGAGTACACGAACACCTCGAACGAGACCGTGTACCTGCGCCTGCGAGCGACGCTCCTCGAAGTCGGCGTGGATGGCGTGAACTACGTCCTCCAGTCGCTCATCTCAACGGGCCGTCGCTCGCTGGTGGATCACCGCCCGAAGGTGGGCACGACGGCTGGCTGGGTGGTCAACACGGGCAACAACCTCGGACTCTGCGCCACGCTCCCTGCGGCCCAGACCGCTTCGACGCTGGTGATGCCAGTGGACGGCCTGACGATTGGGGCGACTATCGTGGGCTTCTATCCCGTGGGTCAGGTGGAGTCGGCGGGCAACAACGCCACGCTGACAATCAACCTCCGCAAGCTGACCGCTGCCGCCGCCGATGTGGTGGACGCCTCAGTGGCTACGTCGGGTGCCATCACCTTCGCCGCCGACACCCTGCTTGGGCGCATCACCCTCCCTGTTGAGAACGTGAACGTGACAGTGGTGGACGGCGAGTCCTACTACTTCCTGATTACCGGAACGACCGCCTCTGCGACGGACATCGCGTTGCAGGGCATCATGGTGCAGACGGTGAACGGAATCCACTAATGGGACGCAAGCGGTTCGATGCCGTGCTGATGGGATCGGAACTGGCGCAGTCGGATTGGGCGGCGGTTCTCGAATCTGCGGAAGGTCAGCGAGTCCTGTGGCGCATCATCACCGCGAGTCAGTTGTTGGAACCGAACGGAAGCCTCAACTCGCATCCGTTGATGGCGTTTCAGGAAGGGCGCAAGGCGTTGGGGCGGGACGTGTGGGACGCGATTGAGTCCATCGACCCCAACTGGATTCCGCTCTTGATGCAACAGGCACTCAACGAACAACTCTCGAAGGAGCTCAAGCATGACCACGGCAACGGCACCGAATCCGACTGACTCCGCCCCTGCGGGCGAGCCGTCAGTGGATGCCGCAGTAGGCACCACGTCCGACCCTGCAAAGGTCGCGGACGCTGGCACACTCCTCACGAAGGAGGCAGGAGCCACGCAGGAATCCGCAACGCCCGCGAGCTTTGAGCTTGCGCTGCCGAGCGATTCGCCACTCAACCCAGACGTATTGCCCCGCATCACCGACCTTGCCCAGAAAGCAGGCGTGACCGACGCGGCAACGGCTCAGGCGTTGGTGGATTTGCTGCACGGCGAAGCAGTGAAGGCGACCACCGAAACCCTCCGCTCCTCACTCTCCAAGGGTGGAAGCGAGTGGAACGCGATGGTCTCCAAGATGGAAGCGGACGCGCTGGCGGACCCGAAGCTGGGTGCTGGCGATCCCGCGAAGCTCACGCAGGTCGTGTCCGAGGCCAAGCAGGTCGTAGGGAAGTTCGCACCAGAAGGGTTCTCCGAATACTTGGATGAAACAGGTATGGGGAGTGACCCGAGGTTCCTCAAGTTTGCCCGTGCGGTCTATGCGGGGATGCGAGAGGATACGCTGGTGAAGGGCAACCCGCCTGCTCCGAAGCCCAAGACAGCGGCCCAACGGATGTATCCCAATATGCCTTCGGTTGAAGGCTAAACCCCAGAGGAACTGAACCATGGCTGAACTGGCATCGACCCGCCTTCGCATGAGCGACATTGCGAAGCGTCTCAACCCGGATGGCTCCGCCGCTTCGATTGCCGAAGTGCTGGAGAACTCCACCCCGATTCTTGCCGACGCCCCGATGGTGGAAGCGAACGGCCTGAACGCCCACCGCTCGACCCGCCGTGCGGCCCTGCCGTCCGTGGGCTGGCGTCGCTTGAACGCTGGCACCGTGTCCACCAAGTCGGTGGTCGATCAGGTGCAGGACGCCACCGCGCTGCTCGAAGCGTGGGGCGAGATTGACGAAGCCGTTGCGAAGATGAACGGCAACACCGCCGAGTGGCGTATGCAGGAAGCCGTCGCGTTCCTTCAGGCGATGGCGCAGGAGTTCGAGGCCACGTTCTTCTACGGCAACGGTGGCACCGATGACAAGGAGTTCGATGGCGTGGCGACCCGCTACTCTGCGGCTGGTGCGCAGGTGCTGGACGCTGGCTCCTCGGACACCGACAACACCTCCATCTACCTGATGGGCTGGGGTGCGCAGACCTGCCACCTCATCTACCCGAAGGGTTCGGTGGCTGGCATCCAGCACGTTGACCACGGCAAGCAGGTGATTGAGTCCGTGAACGGCGTGGCGGGCGCGAAGATGTCGGGCTACATCGACCAGTACACGCTTGAGGTGGGCTTCCATGTGAAGGACCCGCGCTACATCGTGCGTATCGGCTCCATCGAACTGTCGGCTCTTGCTGGGGCGACCCCGGCTGACCTGACCGTCCTGATGACCAAGGCGATGTATCGCATCCCGAACATCAACGCCTGCAAGCCCGTGTTCTACATGAACCGCTCGGCCATGCAGTACCTCGACATCCAGCGTCAGGACCGTGTGGAGGGCAACTTCACGTTCGAGACGGTGGACGGCAAGTGGACGCCTTCGTTCCGTGGCATCCCGATCCACCTCGCTGACGAAATCAGCGATGCCGAAACCGCTGTCTAACCTCACACACTAGGAGAATTCACCATGTCCGTTGACGCACGACTTCTGGTCTCGGCTGCACAGGCGGTCACCACGACTGCCGTTAGCACCGATTCCATCCCGCTCGAAGTGGCTGGCCTTGAGTTGGCCGCTGGCGAGCCGCTGGGCTTCGCGTTCCACATCAATGTCGCCGCGCTTGGCGTCGGCACTGAGACCTACCTGTTCGAGGTCATTGCTGACACGAACGCCAACCTCACCACGGCGGTGACGGTGCTGGCCGACACGGCGTTCACCACGGCGCAGGCCCTCGCCAACCTCACGGCTGGCAAGCGGTTCTTCGTCGGCCTCCCGGTGGGGCGTATCCCCGCCACGGCCACGCACATCGGCGTCCGCTACACCACGGCCAACTCGGCTGGTGTGACGGTCACGGCGTACCTGACCGCGCAGCAGAGCTTCGATGACCAGAACAACGTGATTCGTTCTGGCTTCAGCGTGGCTTCGTAACACAGACTGACGGCTTCTTGGGGGTGTGCCGCAAACACCCCCTCCCTACACTCACTCTGATTGGAGAGCAATCCAAATGACGGCCACGAAGGAGCAGTATCAGGACACGGGCGAGAACATGCTGTTGCGGGTCGTGAACCCGACCAAGCCCATCTATGACGGACAGGGCAACTTGATCGGCGGATGGATTTACAACGGCTACATCGGTC